ATGCTTACTGAAATTTTAAAGATTGCCGAAGCTAACATGGAAGGCTTCACGATTGAGTTAGAGTATTTAACCTTCATCACGTCTGGAATAGTGGTAGCTTACGAAGAAACTCAGAACTCATTTGGATTCGAAGGTCTTAAAAAGGTTGTCAATCACTCTCTTTACAATGAAAAAGTAATCGGAGGTTGGTTCGACTCAGAAAACCAGAAGTTTTACTTCGATTCCTGTAAAGTCTTCAAAAACTTAGATGAGGCAATCGAATTCGGAAGGTTAAACGGTCAAAGAGCAATATTTGACCTAGATAACCTCAGAGAGATCAGGCTATAAAGGGAGGGGCGAAAGCCCCACCTTTTAACAACATAATAAAAAAGATATGAAAAACATTGAATTTTTGACTTTCTTAACGAAAGAACAAGTTGAAACGCTGAAATTATCAGCACAAAATTATTTGCGTTTTGCCAGGATTCATATAACTATCGTCAGTTATAATAACAGTGAGATAGTTGTGAAGATATGGCAAACGGAAAATAATGCAGAAAAATACCTTACCACAAAGGAACTGATTGAGAGAGGTAAGGAAGTTTTTACTGGTATTGCTCCTGCTGGCATTAAAATTCATTTCAGGCCGATACCATTTAAAGAAGATTCGTTAGAATCTATAAATGCTGAATGGGTTAATAACCAATTGGAAAACCATAGTTTAAAAGCCAGAGACCTGGTTAAACTTTTGAATATAGATAAAGGTACATTGAGCCGAACCCTTTCCAGTGATGGAATGACCAAAAGTTCAAAGGCCATGTTTTACTACTTATTTAAGTATTTAGAAAAGAAGCAATAAACTGTTTTTTAACTTTGGCATATAATTATGTAACTACGGTACTCGACCGGTTTCGGGTAAAATTTAACAAAATACTGCAATTATGAAAACACTAATTTTACTTTTAATGATCATTATTTTAGCAAGCTGTAAGAAGGAAACTGATATCCGGATGTTTGGATTACCTGTAAAATATTCAGTTGATTGTTCCACTGATGGATTTTTATTACATTATGTTGATGGTAATAAAAAAGGAATTTCGAGACAAATTACCTTAAATCATTGGGATACTACATTCATAAATTATAAAACAGATACTTTGAGTGTTTCAATTAGTATGAATATTGGTTCCTCTTCAAAAAAAATTACTAAAATTTTTTATGATAATGTGCTTGTGGCGAAAGATTCAATAGATAATATAGATTATGTAACTGGAATTGAGGATAATCCTATCATTCAATCTTTTGTATATTCAAGATATATAATAAAATGACAAAGTTTAAGACATGTCTTAAAAACGAAAAAGGCGATCTCGAAAGATCGCCTTTTTATTTATTAATCAGTGTACCTGATACACATTCTACCTCTATTATCAGAACCAACATAAGATGTCCCATCATATGCACTACCATCAACGCTTCCTCTTGATAATTGAATTATATGAGCTCCATAGTACCCGATAGAGTTAGTAACAATACCTCCTGCCATTCCACTGACACCTTGCAATGCACTCAAAGGAGATAAGTTTCCAGAATCACTTACAATCATGACGTCAATACCAATTATTTTGGTTATGTCTATTGTAGAGGGTATTGTTACTTGGATACTAGCGGTGGTTTGCATATTCCAACTACCAATATTTATAATTTTAGTATGAATTGTATTTCCATCAACATCTTTAATTTCTCTCGAATCGATAAATCTACTATCATCACCCGCCGCAACTGTCCCTGTAGTTGTACCTACATTTTTATTTGCCGAATTTCCTAAATCCGCCGTATTCGCCTTATATGTCAACGCGTACGTAATCGAACCCGCAAAATTAGAATCATCCCCCAAGGCGGCAGCTAATTCATTCAGGGTATTTAAAGCGGCGGGGGCTACATCGATTAAATCAGCTATTTTCTGATCAACTTCGGCTTTTGAATATGGCAAACTAATACGTGTGCCATTATACGCCAAATTTCCCGCCCCACCCGAACAAACACCCCTATACTTTACATAAATATCCACTTCAACGCCGCTTTTCATTGTTACGTGTCCTGAGGGGTCGAATGTTGAGGTTTTTGCGTAATAATTGCCGGTTCTAACGTGGGCATCAACTTTGAGTAATTCTCCATCCAGCATTATGTAACCTGCGGAAATGTCATTTACATTAACCGTACAGCCTGAGACGATGAAATTATCACCGAAACCGCGTAATATATTGTTTAAGGCATCGCGGTAGGAATCATCATTGAATCTTAAGTCATCCATTGCGAAATCGTAACCGCCCAGTTTGGTTGTATCTAATTTGTTCATTTTAATAAGTTTTTATTGTGAAAATTTTACCTGCTATCTTATACCTGTTTATAAGCGCTACCATTTCGCTTCTGTTAAATACCAAAAGGGCCGGTACCATTACAACAAAATCGGCATAATGGTTGAATTCAGCCCTGTTGTACACAAATGTTTTACTTTCATTTTCTACCCTGTTGTATATGTATAACTTAACATTTTCAGCCCTTTGCCACAGATAAACATAATCCGGATTTTGTGCATCGGCAATATAAATGGTATTTAAACCGCCATTAAATCGATAATTAAGAAGGTATTCCAGGTAGATTACCTGGCTGGTAAATTGCAAGTCAAACCTCTTTTGAGTTGCTAAAGCAACGAATTGCGTGTGAATTGATTTTATTTGTGAAACCAATACCAGCAACCAATCAATTCGTTTAGCCTTCCTTAAGTCCGGTGGCAGGAGGTCAGAAACCAGTTTACGAAAATCGAGGCTGAAATTAAACATTGGGTATGTAAGTTATAGTTACATTTTGGTTATTGGTGGTGGTAGTTGAGCCATCCACATTAGTGGTGATAGTTCCAAGGTGGGTACCTCCAATAACTTTTAAATACCCGGCATTTGGCACGTACTGCCGTACTATATTTGCAAAATCCAGTACACCATACCGGGCTTGGATGCTATTTATAATTACATCGTTTATCCCGGAAGCTTCCTGAAGTGAATCAACCAATTTTGTAATATTTATGGCGCCATTAAATTCGAGATTACCCAGGTAAGATTCAATTGCGGCCTCAGTGTTAACAATTACCGCATCTATACCGATGAGCGGGTTATAATAAACAGAAATATCGTACCGTAAATCATCGGCTACATCGCTAATAATTGAAATTTTGGTACCTGCAAACTTTACCTTACCTATGTACCCTGTAAATGCGTTTTTCTCATCGTTATCCAGTGGTGTTGGTAAATCGGAACCATCCAGTTTTGCTACTTTAATGCGTAATTCTCCGGCGGCTTCCACTATGGCAGCGCGTTTGATAATCAAAGCCTCCTCATCGGTGATCTCATACTGAAACTTATTATTAAGCCACACCAAATCATATCCAAACTGGAATGCATAAATCTGGCGTATATACCAGGGAATATTCCCTGATATTGCCTGATCGGCCAATGTATTTATTTCCGTTCTGAAAGCATCCCACAAATTTTCATGTACCCATATGGTAACTGCAACAATAAAACAATACAGGCGCCAAGCTGCTGTTTTACTTGATGAATTATTAATATCCGCTAAAAACCTTGTGTAAGGTGAGGTTGCGGTACTGGATGAATCCTCCAGGAGAGTGCTTAAAGTTGCAAGTGTTTGTTTTTCTGCAACTATTGCATCGAATATTACAGCTATGGTTCGTGCCATGTTTTAATAGTTTTGTCTTATTGCATCGTATTTGAAAGTGGCTGCCGTACCTGTATTGGTAGTATGCCATTTCAGTTTAATTACAGCGGTAGTTGCTGTGCCTGAGTAGTATACTCCATCTATTCTAACCCCTAAATCAGCGGTTTGAATTGAATCAGGTTGTTGAATCATGGTCAAAGTTGTACCTGAGTTTAAAATAGTAATGCGCTTGTATTGGTAGTTTGTGCCTCGTGTTATATTTGCCTTTAGTTCAATTGTGCGGTTATAAGATTTATTACCAATAAAAATAGAATCTGTAGCATTATTTGCAAGAGATATAGATACTGCTTGTTCATTTTCTGGATAGGATACAGGAAAATAAATCTGAGTGCCTTTAGTTGGATTAACTATATCTTTACATACTGAACTGGAATGAAATATTCCTAAATTTGGTGAATTATAAACTGTAGGAAATGACATTTTCAGAGGTAAATTTGCATAACGGGTAAGAATTAAATAATCAACATTATCTAAATACAAAATTGAAGCATATATATTTGAATTTCTTAACCCATACGTAGTTTGTTCATATAATTCAGTGCAATTACTTACTTTTAAATAATCTAAATTTTGTGAATAAGTATCTTCAGAATAATTTGAAAATGCTGTTTTAAATCCACTAACCCATAATTCCGATCCTATTAAATAAGATGCTTTTATTGCACCAACACCATACCTTGCAGCATTTGAATTTTTAATTAAAACATTATACATGTAAAATTCTCCTAGTGATGATATACATATTTTATTATCTGCGGATATATTTCTATTATAAATAACATACATCCAATTTACATATCTATTACTTTGTGTTTGAATATTTAATGATGATGTAGTTAAAGCATTAATAATAGAACCTCTAACTTGCAATCCTGACATATAATAAAGACCGGGTATGGGATCTAAATTTATTTTTACATTCCAAAATCCTGTACTAATACCCGACGCTGCATTTTGTTTCAATTGAAAACCTCCTACCCCAGTACTATTTAAAGTAGAGTTTAATCTAACAATATAATTTGCGGTATTATTATACGCAATTGAATAAATTACTGTAGATGTATTCGATTCAATACCAGCTACAAGACTATTTGCACTATTTGATAAACATAAACCTTGTAATTCATTAGTTGTGAATGTATAATTTGAACATGTAAATTTAGTTTTATCAGAACCGTCTTGAACCAATGTTAATACGGGATATGTGGATACTCTTGCTATTTGACCTGTTATGATAAGTGAGTTATCTCCACTTAAATTGTTAATAGAATTAATGACATTTGCTTCAGCATTACCATAATCAAATGATCCAGAATCTAATTGCAATGTGATTACTGCTGGTGACATTATGGTTCTCTTAACAGTTTTCAACGCCTTCAAAATAGTAGCAAATGGGGCCAAACTGCCTCCAGTTCCAGTTACATCTGAGCCCGGCGTTTGGGGGTCTGTTGGCTTAGAAACATAAATAGTCCGTGATACCCACTCTGCTGTTGTATCTGCTAAATTAGGTATCCATGATCTGCCACCTGATACACTAGAACTAAATATATATCCATCAGCCGCCGGATTACCCAAAAGCGGCTCATAAGTATCACTGTGATTATGATCCCCATACGCAGCCAAACTGTGAGAGATTCCAAAGCCTGGGAAACTAATTTTATTATCAAAATTTGACCAATCGGTTGAGGTTAATGAACCGGTTGTGGAACCGGATGCAGTTCCCATATTTAATTGTTGACCGGTTAAACTTAAACCATTTGCTGTTCCTACAGTTACGGCACTGTGCCTTGCTGCTGTGTTTAAGGCAATATCAGCGTGGTTGTAATTTAAAATATGTGAATTAAAAATTGAATAAAGGTCAATAATGGAATCAGTTATTGTATGGGCACGGCCATAGATATAGGTAAAGTTCCCATTTATCTTATTGCGGGTAACTAAACCCGTTTCACCATTTTGAATAAGTTGCTGTCCTGATACCGATAATGTGAGCAGCATTGCTGCTAAAAAGAAAAGTTTTTTCATGTTATGTTAATTTTTAAGTGAATTAAATTGGATAATCTCTCCAGGGTGCGCCATCGTCCCACAAGGCCCCGTCGTTCCATACACCCATACCTACGGAACCGGGAAAATATAAACTATTGATATCAATTGCACCTGTGGGGCTAATTGAGTTAACGCCATCAATATCGCCATATACAACTATTGCATAGGTACCATTCTCATCGTATTCGTGACCTATTGATTCACCGATTGGCGCAATACTGGACGTGCCATCACCCCAGTCAATTATTACGGGTTTTGTTGAATTAAATTGAAACTCAACTTGTAAGGTTTCGTCTAATTGTGTATAAAACTGGCGTGTGAATGGATATGGCTCTATAAAATTGACAGTAATATGAACCGAACACCCCACAGAATCAATAGAATAATGTTCCGGAATTACTTCATCATTTACATATACCAGGTACAATTTAGGTATACCGGCTATTTTTAAATAAAGCAAACCGGGTTTACTCAATTGATTGTACAGCATGTTAATCTTAATCTGTAAATCAAAATAATTGTCACCGCTTACTTTAAAAGTAATCTGTGGTTTCCTTGGTAGAAAGCCGATTCCGGGCAAATTATTTTGTGTACCCGGATTGCGAGGTGGTAGTGTAAGAAATCCGGTTCCAGCCTCTTCAACTGTTATACCTAAAGTGGCCAGATCGATGCCGTTTAGCAAATAAATGCTGTTATTTTTTGTATAATTACTTCTCATTTCAGTTAAATTAAATTGGATTATCTCTCCAGGGTGCATTGTCTCCCCACAATGCGTCATCCCTCCAAACTCCGGTAACTACAACACCATTTAAATCAACAATAATGGCATTGGTTGCCACCTGGCGTTTATTTCTAAAATAATTCATCAGTGCGTAATCACCGTCAAAATCAGTGCGTATTGAAAGCTTATCACCAGGTGTTGGAATTACATCCAGGCTGCTTAATAGTTTATTATCGCTTACCATGATAAACATTTGTTCAATAGAGCCATATTCCTGTATTGCCAAGTCCCAAATACTTTGGTCATGTTGCACAATAGCATCATAGTTCGTAACCTTTTGCTCAGTTACTTTCCTGTCTTCGAACTTATTTTTAAAAACCAGCGATGAATCAATAATGATCTTTTCCCCGGGATCAGGAACTTGATCCAATGAGTCAAACCCATTCAAAGTAATTAACGAAAAAAGCCCTTCAATGGAACCATATTCCACTATGGCTATGTCCCACAAGCTTTGATCTCGTTGTACTATTACTTCGTATGATATTAATTCACTCATTAACGCGTTAATTGAATAAGTCTCTGGTAACTGATTATTGAATTCGGGTTATAGTTCTTAATCGTTAAATCATATTTCTTAGGTTGACCGTGCCACCACTCCGAAAATGAGCGCGGCACCCTGTGAAGTACTGCAAACGCACTATCTTTAATATGAATGTTTACGGTTGCTGTATCGGCGCCAATTGGTTTTAACCATTTAAAAGAATTCCATTTATCTTGGTAGATAGCGTATTCAGCTTCTTTGCTTTGAAATGAATCTCTTACAAACACCTTAAATTCCTTGTTATATTCCGTTTGTGTGTTCATCAGGAATTTGGCGCGCCTGAGTTCAATTCCAAATTCCTGTTTAAGTTCCTCCTTGAATCCCGGGAAACTTTGTTTTAATTCGTACTGAGTCATTTTCATGGCTCTTGTGTCGGTTCGCATCGAGTCCAATGAATAACGAATACCCAAAACCATTGAGTTAAAATTAGTTTGTGCCCTATCCAACCTGGCAGAATATTTTTTATTGGCTATCGTATACCCGGCAAATCCGGCTATTGCCATTATAGTAAGTGTAACTATTGCAATAATCCAGATTTTCATTGTGCAGGGGTTTCAGGGGTTGATTTGCCAAGCAACTGAGTTTTTTCAGCGCTTCCGGTAGAAGAGCCAAAAAAATAACCGACTATGGTTGTGAATGAACCTATTAAAGCTCCCACTGCCAGATTAGCGGTGTTAATATTTTCCTGTGGTATATGCTGATACAAAAGTATGTACATCAGTACAAAAAAACCGACAACAATTATACCTGCGAGAATGAACATCGCAATCTTATTGATTTTAGTTAAATCTTTCATTTTCAATCCTCCTATTTTAATTTTAAATGATTAACTCTATTAATCCATCCGGTCAGGTTTTCGGCCTGTGTAGCATCGTTTTTTACAATATTCCGGTAGAAATTACGGCGAGCCTCTTTGTAAACTCCAATCAAATTACCAGGATATTTATTAACCTTATCAGCTGTAACAGGCCCCAATGCACCATCATTTTCAACCCCCAATAATTCCTGAAGTAATTTTATTGCTGTGCCAGGGCCGGATGTTACACCAAAGTCGAATAGGTTTAAAATAAGTTCATCGGATTTTAAATATTGCGGACAAAGAGGATTGTAATAATCTGCTTTGTATATCTGCTTTGCCTGATTAATAGTTAAGTCCTGTATTTTGACGTCGCCTTTACCATCGTGGTTTAAATCGGCCATTCCATCCTTAACACCGTCTCTACGGTCGGAAATGCCGTATTTTGTGGCGCCTCCCTTATCGTTAATCCGGTTGGTAAACTGATCCCAACCCTCATTAGCCAGAACGATGTTTACCAGTTTATCGAATAAATTATTATGCTGAAAAACTTCCATTTAAATAAGGTTTAAACGTTATTGTAATTTGGTTCATAGTCAAGGTTCATGATCCCCTCTTTGGTGATGGTTAAATCGTTTATTTTGTAACCATCGCTTTGTAAGTTCACCTGAATCTCTCTTTTCATTTCTGCCAGGTTGTTATCCTGTTTTTTCAGGAACCGCAAAATTCCGGCGCCCAAAGTTGGATATTGACGATAAAAGCCCTTGTTTGCTGACAGTATATCACTAACATGCTTATCGTCACTTAACCCTGATACAAAATCACCATCGTTTATTAGCATATCGCCATCATCGTCATTTAAAAAATCGGTGCGTGTTGACTTTGCCATCAGTGTTTTATTTTAGAGTTTTCAATACTACTCAGGTCTGCTGTTTGCTTTCCTGCCAATACTGCCGATAATGCTAATTGTAATGCTGAAGGAGCGCCATTACCAGGTTCGTTAATTGTAGTCCCGGTTAAAATCTGGAGTAATGCTTTAAGTACTTCAGTATTTTTATCAATCTGCGTTTTAAGCTCTTTGGCCTTTACCATTCCGCCAAGCTGGCCATCATTGAACTGGATATTATCTTTGTTTACAAGTATTGTCATATCTCCAATTTTTACAGATATTTCCTCAATGTCAGTTGCAGTGAGCATAAAAGCATCTGCCGGTTGATTTTCTACCAGTATGCAAAGAACCTTGCTTCCAACTTTTGGAAATACAGTAATAATGTCATTCCCGGGGTCGAGCGTTGCATTTAACCGAACAGCGGGCAAATCGGGTAAATCGGGTCGATCCACATCACATGTATGTTTATCCTTATCCACTGCGGTTACATTGCCTTCAGTAACAATAACAGGTATTCCCTTGCGTATTGCAAACCTTATAGCCTTTGCCATTTCGTTTTCGAGACTCATACTTTAAAACTTAAATTATTTTCACGCTCAAAACCTTGCGTTAGGTCGTATATAATTTTTACAGAATCAATCAGGAAATTGCCTTCCCTGTCCGGTTCCTGAGAGTCTACAATTTTGAGAGTATCACCCGCATGCGTGCGTGGAGTTCCAAAACCGGTGATATTACCGGAATAACCGTTGAATGAAAGTTTATTGTACCAACTATCACCGTATTCTTTAAGTTGGGCCATGCTTAAACCATTCGGAAGGTTCATTGTATATAAACTGCCTTCCCCTTCTTTGGCGCCAACTTCATATTTTATCTTTTTACCTGCCCTGTCTGTACTGGTAATGCGTACACGTACTTTAACATCTTCCCGCCGGTGGTATTTAAGACTGTTCTTTTTAATCGTTGGCGTGTAAAATTCGTAGGTGTGCATGATGCCCGACATACCGGTACTGATTTTGAAAGGCCACAGACATGATAGCGTTTTATCATGTAAACGGCTGTAAAATCCCAGCTCTTCGTTAAGTTTTAAAAGTACCTGGTAACTGCTTACGTTTCCGATCGGAAACGTACCAACCTTTACAGCCGGGCAATCAATTGTAAGAGTAGGAAATGCAAAATGTAAAATATCCTTAAGGGTAGCATTTGTTAGCGTTTTCCTAAGGTTGTTGCGCTTCCATGGGTAAAACTTATCATCGATGTGCAGAACTAGTGGTGCATCGCTTTCAATTTCGTCCAGGTAACCGCTGAATTCAGGAAAATACTGACCATCGTTACCAAGTTCAATGTCCACGGTGGCGCCCGATTTTAAAAGGCTCAATATGCTAACCCCGTTTATTTCTTTATAATTGCGGGGAACAGTTACTGTAGCCTTATTGCCAAGTTCTTTAACACTCTCATCGATCTCAATTTTATTAACAGAATCGAATATAAGTGAGCCATTGGCAGTACTTATTGTTACACGGGCACAGGGTTCGTAGTACATAGCCTTAACTTTTGTTGTTAGTTACACGTACTTCAACCGGCATGGTGCTTATGGCGCTAATTGAAAACTTAATGGTATCGGCATAACCTTCCACAAAGCTTTTTTCAAAACCACCAACAAAGAAAATTTCGGTGATCCCCTCATCGGCGAATAAGTCACCCGACACCTGGAAGGTTCCAGATTCGGCAAACATTTCACTTATTTTCCGGCTTAAAGTCTGCGGGTAAAGATGCTCCTCGTTATCAATTACAATACCCTGTATTTTTATATCATAAGGCTTTAGACCGAAGTATTCTATTACTTCTACCTCGCTGCGATCAATTGGAGTGCGTACAACATTTTTTTCCCGGCTGAAAGTTACCATTATGGGAGGCGCCATATATTCACTACTATAGCCAAATGGTAAACCAAAAGAGTAGGTATTCCCGCTCTTTTGGTTTTTGAAGGTAACATTGGCAAAGTTGGAATCGTCGGATTTGTAGATGGGTATGTTTACATTTTCCCAGGGTTTGAAACCCATCACAACTGCATTGGCGGCAACGTAACCGAAACCGGCTGCATATCGTGCTATTATTTGGTTTATTGTAATTCTACTCATTTTATTTTCACCCCTAGTAAACCTTTATCGGCAAGCCATTCGACCTGCCTGTATTTTTCCATCCATTTTTCGTCATCCAACTCCTCCGGGAAGGGTATGTGCAAAAAGAAACTTATGAGTGCATCTGCCCGCCGGATAAAGTTGGATGTTTCTCTTTGACGGCTATCCGAGTCATTAACCAGGTCAATGCCCGGGTAGCCGTCTATAAGTTTTTTATGATTGCCGTCCTTATAGGTAACAGCTTGGCAATTGCATCGAATGCACCTAAGTAAAGGTCATCGTCAGCTTTTACCACATCCTTGTTGGTAAGCAAACAAGCATTGATAAGGATATCTTTAGCCTTATCAGGGCTTTTGTCTATCCATTTTTCAAACTCTGCCTGTGCTTTCCGGTCGGGTACCCTTACAATTACCTGTAGAAACTCATCAGCTGCATCGTCCTTTGGTAAAAGCGCGAGTTTTACCTTTTGCTCTCCATAACGTTCCTTCCATGCTTTGATCATTTCGGGCGTCACTCCATCGGGCAATTGAACTTCACTTTCTTTAGTATTTTTCATAATTGATTAAGCGTTATTATATTGTATGTCAAGAACAAAAAGCGTGTATTGCTTTTTCAAGTCCATATCGCCACCAACCTCACGCCCTTGGTTTTGAAACTTAGCCGTAATGGTGTCGTTAATGATATCATTGTCCTCATTCAAAAAGGTAACATTGATATCGAAAGGTTTTACATTAAGAAGATTACCACCAACAGCTTTTTCGATTGCTCCGGCAGATGCCAGCCTGATCGTAATGCTACCGGTCTGGGTAATCTTACCCATGCTGAAAGAAGATTGCTTGTTTGAACCAAGACTGTGATTAGCCTGATGCTCCTGTTCTGTTCCGTAGGTAATTTCGGTTACTTCGTAATCGATACCGCCGAACATAGTGATGACAACATCACCACTGTCGTATGCCTTACCGTTTCTATAAATCATTATAAAGTTGTTTTGAGGTTAATAACACCCTTAATTTTACCTATTGTTGCGGTTGGCACAACTACAAAAGAAACATTCAGTTGTTTATCACCTGAAAGTAAGTTAGAGGCAGGGTCGACCGTTGTTTTACCATCGGATATTTCGCCATCGCGGGACATGTTTTTAAAAGCCACATCGCCCAGACCTTCGAAGTATTTAATAACACCCGTTGGCAGTAATCCGGTAGTAGCATCCACGGGAACCGTACTTTTAACTTTCGGCAAAAGTTTTTTACGAAGCATGCGGGCTGCCTTGTTAATAGTTGCACCGTGGCCAATAGTTGAAATTGCCATAAAACCGTCATCGTCTACCTCTTCGGGTGAACAAACATGGTCGTTATTCCATCGATAGCCGGAAATGCCAGTATAACTCATACCAAACACGTAGCCTTTGTCATCGTAATCGGCTAAATCGGCATCAAGAGCGGATATTTTACTGTGATTGGATAAACCGGCGGTTAACCACTTTGCTTTCGTAGCGCTTGAAATATCCAGTGTTTCAACTTCCGCAACTGAACGGTTAACAGAAATTGAAGCCTTGGTTCCAAGTAAGGTACCTATATCAGCATATTTCTGATAAACACCTGCAAGGGTTTCGGCAAAGTCCCAATCCTGACCGACGCAAAGCGTTACATGAGTAGCCTTTAAAACGGCAGCCCCTACAGGGATATTCCGTAAATCCAATGTACTGACTACAGTGCCGTTAATACCGCGACCTTCTAGAATAATATTAACCGGGCGGTCAGTGTCCCAGCTCCAGTCGTGCAAATCTTGCGCGGGTGCAATGGCTTCGCGTACAATGGTTTCGAGACCATCAACTAATACAGGTGCATAAGCATTGGGAGGATTAAACCCAACAGTCAGGTAATAAATAGAACCTGAAGAGGCAACAATTAATAATTTCCCGCTCTCTTCAATCATTTCCTTCATGGTTTTTGCGGCTGCACAAATCATAATCCACAGTTTTGTGCCCTCGCCAGCCATGCGGTAGAATTCGGTAATATGCCGATAAATAAGCGTATGATTTGTAGTATCATAAGCGGCATTAATACCCATTGTCTCAGCATCCTTAACCTTTGTAATAAGATAAGCGGTGTTGAGAACTACACCGGTTACTGAACCGGCAGCGATAACAGCAACGCCATTGGCAAGCAAACCGCAAACATTATCCTCTGCGTTGCTTGTACTGGCTCCTACCGTTCCTTTTTCTATTGAAAATCCACGTATGGTCATGGTTTATTCGTTAGTTTCGGTTGCTTTATTATCAGCGGTTTCTTTAACCTCAGAATCTTTATCAGCGGTTTCTTTAACCTCAGAATCTTTTTCTTTATTTTCATCACCAGAGGCAACAACTTCCGGAGCCACGATCGTTTCAATTTTTTTTCTGTTACCTGATTCGCTCAGGATAGCGAGATTTTCACTTGTGAAATAATCGCCATTACTGTTTTTATACAGTTTATTGACTTTGAGTTGTTTCATTAACTCAACCTCGTTGACATCAATTTTTTTGACTTTTTCGACTTTTTCGACTTTTTTTTCGACTTTTTTAGCCATTTTATTTAAGTTTTAATCAGGTTAATACTATTGATTTGAAATTGGTTCCGCAGGTTCAACCTTGGTACCAACAATTTTGAAAGCGGGCAATTTTCGAACATTCGAATCGCTTGTTAAATCGCGGCGATAATGAACATTTTGTAAATTGTAATCCGCATAAATTACTTCAAGGAATTCCCGCAGGTGTTTGGAGTCTTTTTCGCTTGCAAAAACGTGCATTCTTAAGGCCGAACGAATCTTGTCTATTTTAACCAAAATAGACTGATTATCTTGATAACGAGCAGAATCAATACAGTGCATAAGCACCATATTATTATGATTGATATTGCTATTAATAGAAGAAATAATTTTTTCGGCCAGTTTTTCATCGTGTTTTTGAATAACGTTTTTCAACTCCTTGAATAGTCCAACAGAGTTAATTGTGAAGGCAAAAAAGCAAGTGTAAAAAACCACTTTCCCGATAATCAAAAAATTCGCTTTTGTGGGAAGGAGTTTTCCATTTTTAATAACGCTGTTGGCTAAAGTCTTAATTTTTGCCATAACAATTTTCTAATTTATTTTAAACACACCTAAATATAACTCACCAAGCTTTGCACGTACGTTTGCTTTATTGCCTTTAATCGAATTTCGCAGATAACGCCACCCCACACCAGTAACATCGGTGAATAATATGGTTGTGTCTGCGGTTGTCATTTTCCATACTACGGTTGAAATGGTATAGAATTTGGAACCATCCAGGCTACCATAAAGGTTTACTTTAACGGTTGAATCTGCCGCAGTCCTTAAAACCTTAATTTGCGACTGATAACCATACTTGTAATCTTTTGCAACTAAGAAAGTCTTACCAATTTCGGCAGTGCCTTTTATGGTATCACTAGCAACTATACCGGTGAAACTTCTGAAAGTTTCTGTGGCGTCAAACTTGACATTGTAACTCTGGGCTTGTAACCCAATTGCCAGGGATAATGATATCCCCAGCAATAAGATAAATTTCTTCATTTTCCTTTTTTATTATCGGTTAAACATTTGCGGATATAATAGCGGCTCTGCCTTCCTCACGTGTTGGCAATACTATAAAGTTGTGACGGAAGTTAACGAGGTTGCGCTGATTCTGAGGATCAGTACTTGCAAGGCTATAGTACATTTTAGTCCATCCTTGTGCCTTAGCAGCGCGTGACATTGAAAACAAAACAGAGGCTCTGCGGTCACCTGCAACCGGAACGGCACCGAATGCACGTTTTACCTTTGCCTGACTGAAATATGGGTTTGCTACATACTGGTGAAACTCAAAACCATAATTATAGTTATTGGTCTTACCAGTTGAATCATTGTAAAATTGAACCTCATACTTTTTGTCCCAAAGCAGGATATCATTAACATGGTCATTGCAAAGCACTAACCTGCGTCCAATATCGTCCATCTGTAAATCGTCACATTCCTTTTTAAGTCTTATCAAATCTGCGGGTACAAGGCGTTTGCGTCCGGTTCCATCGTCCGCGCCGGTTGTCAATAAAATAGGCATAGTTGCGGTTTCACTCCCGGGAGCAAGTGCGTGGATAGATTTTTTAATCTTGTTTTTCGAAATTGCCTTGGTGTGCTTGTTTTTCACAACCTGAATTTTATCATAACTCAGTGCGTAAATTTCATCGTCGGTGATTGGCGTAACTTCGGTCTGATATTTGTCCAGGCTAATGGGAATATCTTCCTGATCCAATGCGGTAATAGGTATAGGATAGGTGGTATTGTTAATCAATACAGCCGGTTCAACACCCATATAAACTAAGTGAATTACCTGCATTTCGTCACCTGCATTACTTACATAATTGGAAAAGTCTTCAATTCCGTCAAGGAATGTTCCCTTTTCTTCCGTTGATAATTGCTCTACAACGCGGCCCGTCCATACTTCTTTGTAAACGGTTGCAGAACATATACCCGACATACTAGGTTTTGGTATAATTGAAATAGTGAATAATGCACCTGCGACGGGTAAAGGGTTAAGGCCGGTAGCGGATGCAATGCCAACTCCGGCAACAATGCTCAATAAAATTGAGTAGAAAATGCGCAAAATATTTGTCTTCATTTGGTTGTTATAAAAGGTTTATAATTACAGTTCAGGTTCGCTTCCGTACTTAGCCTTGTAAAGAGCTTTGAAAGTTTCGGAATCGACTTTTGGCATTGCTTCCAATTCGGCTTTTGCTTTGGTTTGGTAGTCATCCCACGTCCAACCTTTGCGATCTTCGGTAGTGGCACTATCTTTTTTGCCAGTAATGTGGGTTGCAATCGGTTCATAAGGTTTTAAATCGTTAAGCATTGCGTTAAATTCATCAATGCTCAGTTTTTCGCCAATGACTAGGTATTTTTCACGTAGTTCTTTGGTTAAAACTTTTGCCTCTATTTTAGCATCAACTGCCGTTGCTACAGCCTTTTTATGTGTAGCTTTACGTTCATTTTCGGCTGCCTGTAAAGCGGTAGTTCCGGCGTTAACCTTTGCATCCACAGCGGCGAGCACTTCTTCGTCGGTACTTTGGGCGGTTACAATGGTAAGCCCATACCGTTTAATCAGGTCTTCTTTGTTCATTTCAGTTTTATTTTTGTTATTATTTGTTTCCGGATCAACGAGCAAAGCAGCAAACCGGTGAAAAGTTGCTTCCGCACCGATTTGCATTGCTTCACTCTTATCCAGGGTGGTTGTTTTTACTTTAGGGTCAAATACATCGGTTGCTAAACCTAACTTTACACACTCTTCGGCACCAAACCAATAATCGGTACCATCCATTAACTCGTTTACCTTATCTTCGGTCATTCCCGTTTCCATTAGCTTATCCTTAAAGTTTACTTCCATAAGGGTAAGCAAATGGGCTGTTTGTTCCATTTGCTTGGCGGTTCCGTTTGCACCTCCCTGTGGTGCATGTATCATCTGAAACCCGTTTTTGGCCATATGTATTCGAGTGGCTGAACGGACAATTATGGAACCCATTGAAGCGGCAACACCATCAACAAACATGTCAATATCACCTTTAAATGCGTCAAGAAAATTGCAAATAAGATTACCGTTAAAAACATCACCGCCATAAGTATGAATGTGAAAATCAAGTTTTGAATACCCTGATTTTGATATGTCTTCCAGAGCGGCATTGACGGCACGAAAATCTAAAAACATGCCGCCAACGTAGCCGTAAATGGTTAACACTGCCTTATCAGTGAGTTTTTCGAGTTTAAACATTCCGTTTCATATTAAATCTGTTTTCGTTTTGCATCATTTTCCTGCATCCAGGAACATGATATTTTTTGCATTTGTCAGGCACAAATATTCGTGTTGTTTTTCAGGCAAAAAAATAGTTGTAAAAGGCTTTTACTGATTAGTATAACTGTTTTACTGTTTTTCGTTTTTGGGTCATCTCTTTTGCAAGTTTGCAGGAAATAATAAAGAGGTATGGCCAAAAAAGCAGAGGGTAAAAAAACATGGTCTAGGGCTGAATTAGAGCGGATAAGAATGCTTATTGAAGACCTTTATATTAACAGGGGATTTTCAACGGAAAAAATAGTGGCCGAATGGGACGTGTCTGCACAAACCCTTGTTAAATGGAAAAAGGGACGCACGGGTGAAAAGTCCTGGGACGAACGAAAGGTGTTTAATGAACTCACGCCCGTTAAATTAAGGGAAGTGCTTTTAGAGGAGGCCCTTAAAATTGCCCAGGGAAACGAACCCGCTTTAAAGGCCGATGCACTTTCTAAAGTAATGTCTGCAATTGACAAACTGGATAGTACTGTTAACCCCCGCGTTATTGCTTCTGTTTTTATCTCATTCAATAACTGGTTTGTGGATATCGACCCGGTTATGGCCAATGAGTTCACCAAATTTCAACGCATGTTTTTACAACACTCAATAAGTAACTATCAGTAATGGCTTCGAACGATAGATACCAGAAACTTATTAATGATTTTGACAAACATTGCCTGGCAGTTTCAAAGGCAACTGAGGTCAAACTTGGCGAAACTGATAAACAGAAGCATGACCGTATGTCAGCGCTCGAAGCTGATTATATAATATGGTTTGAGTATTATTTCCCGAATTATGCAAAGGTTAAGTCCGCTAAGTTTCACAAAAAGCTGGCAAATGCTATAATTAAAAACAGGATCATCCGGCTATTAGCTGAAATCTTCCGTGGTGGTGGTAAATCCGTTCACATCGATATGGGAATACCTTTATTTCTCATGTTTGTGATGAAGGATTTACGGTTTATGTTATTAATTGGCGAAACGGAGGATAAAGCAAAAAAACTGTTATCAGGTATTCAAACACAACTACAATATAATAAACGAATTCTCAACGATTACGGTGAAACTTGGAATTACGGTGATTGGTCATCTGGTGACTTTGTAACAAAAAGCGGGGTTCGGTTTATGGCCCTTGGTTTTGGCCAAAATCCAAGAGGCGCCCGGGAAGAGTCAGACCGCCCGGACTATATAGTGGTTGACGATGTTGACAACAGGCGCCATTTTAAAAATGACAGGTTAATGACCGAATCCGTCGACTACATTACCGAGGATGTATGGGGATGCTTTGACAACATGGAAGGTGGTGTGGAACGGTTCATTTTCGCAAACAACAACACCCATAAAAAAAGCATTACAAACCGCCTTAAAATATATTTTAAATCCTCAATAACCAAGGCTAAAGAAGAAAATGACACCTCAATTTTTAAGGTCATTACTGTTTGTGCTGTTAAGGATTTAAACACATTTGAACCGGAATGGCCTGAAAAAGCCTCTGCCGAATACTGGCGCAAAAAGTTTCGTGATATGCCTTACCGCAGTTTCATGCGTGAGTTCATGCACGTACACGTGGATGAGGGAAAGGTGTTTAAATATGAATATTTACAATGGCGGCCAATTAGAAGACTGAGTGATTATGATTGTCTGGTTTTTTATGGTGACTTAAGTTATAAAACAAACGCATGTTTTAAAGGGCTTTGGCTCCTGGGTAAAATTGGAAGAACTTATGATATCATTCATGGATTTTTACGACAATCATCACGCCCGCAGGTGGCAAAATGGCTATATGATTTGTACGAGGATAAAAAGTTAGATCGGTACAGTATAAAATACAGGATTGAGGGCCTTTTTGCGATGGACGATTTTGTAAACGACTTTGATGAGGAAGGAGACTTCCGCGGCTATTACATTCCTGTTGTTGCGGACAAGAGACCAAAAGCCGATAAAGATGACCGTATTGAAGCTTTAGCGGCATATTTTGAAAGGCGTAATATGTTCTTTAACGAGGAGGAACGCAATAACTACGATCAAATTGAGCTTAAGGATCAGCTTTTAGCCTTTGAAAAAGGTTCCGAAGTTGCCAAGGATGGCCCCGACGCTTTGGAAGGTGCCATGGCCGAATGCAACCGAACCACAAACGCGGAGAAATTCACTCCCCGAGTTACCACCTTCCAGGATATTACCAATAAATCTAAAAACAGATTCTAATGGCAAGATTTTTAACAGACAGCGACTACGATGTTCAGATTCGTACAGAAATCGCCAAGATTATTGATTCGGCATCAAACACACCCAAGTTTTTAAAGGCCGAAAACATGGCTATTGCACAAATCAGGAACCACCTTTCCGGCAGGTACGATTGTGATAAAATATTCACCCCGATATCGGGTACTGATACCAGGGATCAATATATAGTGATGCTGGTAATTGATATTGCCTTATATCACTTATGGAGCAAAGAAGCGCCGAATAATATTCCAAAACACAGGGAATTACGCTACAATGATGCACTGGAATGGTTAAAATCTGTTCAGGATGGCAAAGCAGCCGATTTACCCGAATTAACCGATGCTGGTGAGGAGGTTGGAACCGTCCGAATATGGAGCAAAAACGAACCCGAAGATAATAGATTCTAAATTTTAGACCATGCAACCTATAAAAGATTATATAACCACCACAAAAAGTTTCTTTTTTGGCGCCTTTAAAGCAGAAACCAAAACACCCACGGGCCAAAAAAAGGACAGCGTTATTATAAGCCAACTGGCTAAGGAGTTTACAGACAGGAGCCGGGCCGATATTCAAAAATGGCGCCAGTCAATATCGGCTGCCGAAAATCCGGAAACTCCTAACTGGGCATTGTATCAGGATTTATTGGAAAACCTTATGAATGACGGCCACCTGATGGCAGCCATTGACTTAAGGAAAGCCGCTACTTTATCATCCCGTTTTTTGATTAAGGATAAAACCACAGGTAAAGAAGTTCCCGAAAAAACGGACTGGTTAAAAACAGAATGGTTCTATAATATAATGGATAATGCACTGGATGCCGTTTTCAGGTATTATAGTGTTATTGAGCTGGCCGATCCGGTTTTTTACAATTGGGTATTGTGGCCAAGACGCAATATTGTACCGCAAAAAACTACACTGTTATTTGAAGCAAACGGCGAGAAAGGAATAAATTACAGCGATCCTGTATTCGCCAAAAATGTACTCGAAATTAAGCATAACCGGATGTTTGGCATCCTTAACGATATTATTCCGCAACTAATATGGAAACGCAACGCACAGCAAGCCTGGGCGGATTTTGCCGAACGGTTTGGGATACCCCTGGTTACTGCCGAAACAACCACAAGAGACAGAAAGGAACTCGATCGTATTGAAGCAATGCTTAAGAAATTAGGCCAGGCAGCTCAGGCAGTATTACCGGAGGGCACAAAAATTGTAATTCATGATAGTAGTACCAAAGGTGACCCGCATAAAATATTCGACGAACAAATAAAGCGGGCCAATTACGAAATAAGTAAACGTATACTTGGTGGTACCATGATTCTTGACGATGGTAGCAGCCGAAGCCAAAGCGAAGTGCATGAGCGAACACTGGATGGTAAAATAGCGGAAAGCGACCGCCGAATGATAGAATTTTTTGTGAATGGAAAGCTTATTCCTCTACTCAAAAACTGGGGCTTTGCGTTCGGTGACAATGAGACATTTGCTTTCGATAGAACAGAGGAAATGAGTCTCGCTGACCATTGGAAAATTGTATATGAGGCAAGCGATTTTTATGAGATCGATGAGAACTGGGTAGGTGAGCGGTTTAACATGAAGATAACCGGGAAGAAAACAAAATCGGTTGTTGGCACACCAACTAATTAAAACAACAAAACCATGACTGAGGGACAAGCAAAAGTTAACCTGATTTTGGAACTGAAGGAACGGTTTAAAACCTCATTCCAGAAAGCTAAGGAGACCGTAAATTCAAATGTTAGTGATATCAAAAGGAAACTTTCATCACTAAAAAATACACATGTAGAAGCCTTTAAAGGCATGAAGGATGAACTTCCGGGATTTGGCAGGGCAGTTGGTTTAATTGCAAATCCGTATGCAATGGTTACTGCGGGTGTAATTGCGTTGGGTGTGGCGGGCTTCAAGGCTGCAAAATGGAGCGAAGAATGGGAGTCTAATATGGCTAAAGTTAACGTTACTGCCCAATTAGCCCCGGCAAAATTAAACAAACTTTCAGAAAAGTTAGTCGAAATTGGTACCCGCAATGTTGCACCCCTGGAGGAAGTTCCACAGGCGTTTAACCGTATTATTTCGGCGGGGTTGGATGTTAATACATCTCTTAAAGTATTGGAACCAACCCTGAGGGCTGCAAAAGCAGGTTTTACAGATATTGAAACCGTAGCCGCTGCCGGTGTAGGTGTAATGGCTTCGAGTGGTGAAGATATTAACAAAGTTTACGATGTGCTTTTTGCAACCTTAAATAAGGGAAACGCCGAATTTAAAGACGTTGCACAATACCTGCCAAAAATTATACCACTTGCCAGGGGTGCCGGTTTTGCTCTTGGTGAAACTGCCGGTGCATGGGCATATCTGACCGCACAGGGCCAAAGTGCGGAACAGGCAACAACCGGAGTAATGAACCTGGTTAAAGCATTATCGGACATTAAAACTGTTAAAGGCTTAAAAAGCATTGGCGTAAATGTATTTGATGATAAAGGCAAAATGAGGCCGATGATTGATACCATTGGCCAGATAAAAAAGTCAATGAATGGCCTTACTGATCAGCAAAAAATGGTTAAGCTTGATAAAGCCCACATTATTGATATGGAGTCAAAAGGCGCAATCATGTCCATGATTCAGGACATGGGTAAACTCAAAGAAATTACTGATTTTACAAACAACAGCCAGGGCCAGCTCAACGAAGCTTACAAGAATTCATTAACCGGCATGGATAGCTGGAAAATTGTAATGAATGAGTTCAAAGGCAACGTTGTAAAACCTGTTGGTGATGCTTTGTTAGGGGTTTTTGCAAAGGTTGGTCAATGGGTGCTTAACACCATAGCCGCCTTTAAGGATTTATATAATAATTCAATGCTTTTCAGGGACATTTTAAGCGGAATTGGATGGATTGTGAGTACTGTTTTAATTAAACCGTTTGTGGCGCTTTATAATGCCATAAGTGCCGCGATGAATCTGTTTAAAAGCGGTGACATGGGAAAAGGTATTGAGAATCTGTACCGGAATGTTAAATCAATATTCACGTGGCTTATGGAGATTATAGGGCAGGTAACCAGCATCCTTTTTAAATTTGTAACCATGGATTTCAAGGGTGCATGGCAGGGTATTAAGCAATTCAAAATGCCCGATCTTGCCGAAATCAGAAAAAGACAAGCCGATGAATTTGAATTAAACAAAAAACCGGAGGAAGACCCTTTTGCTGCTGATACCACAAAAAAAGCAGCTGTCGATAATGGCCCCGCTGCAAAACCGGTTGGGGATGCCAGCATCGATGGTATTACCGGAGCCGCCAAACAGGTACGAAACATTACAGTTTCCATTGATTCATTTGTAAAGGGCATGAGTATTTCGAACCAAAATACCGAGAGCATGGACGAAAAGCAAATGGAGGCCTATTTTACCGATATGTTTTTACGTGTAATCCGTAACCTCGAATTATCCTACTAATGAAAGAAACAATTGAATTTATCCAATTGCTCGACAGGGTTGAAAAGGCCACACGGCGCTTACCTGATAAGGCCGCAACTTTGGCTGTTAATTTCAGTAAGTCGAGGTTTCGCGAAAAAAACTGGGTAGGTACGGGCATAACACTATGGCCAAAAAATAAACCAGGATGGAATAAAAAACCCCGTAAGAGTACAGGCAAGTTAAAGCGGAACATCCGAAAGGCGAGGGTAACAAACAACAAGGAAATGATCTTTACTGACCTTCCGTATGCCCATACGCAAAACAACGGGTTCAAAGGTATGGTAAAACAAAAGGTTCGCATGCACGAACGCAGAACCCGCAACGGCAAAGCAACGGTAAAAGCGTATGGTAGAACCCTAAATCAAAACATACCGGCGCGCCAGTTTATTGGTGAATCGGCGGTACTAGATACGGAAATAACCGGCATGATGACTGCCGAAATAACAAAGTCTTTTAAATAACTAAAAACGATAAACATGATTAAATTTATTATTGCAAGTATTCACCTATACTGGCTAAAGAGAAAAGCAGATATATCTAAATCCCTGACCAAACGGCCTCAATATGTAATTAAATGGGAAGGAAAACTGAAGGTGGTAAGTTCAAAAAACATTCGTGATATGAGGAAAAAAAGAATGTTGGCTAAAAGCCTCAATTGGCTGAAGCTTCAAGACCTTGCCATTTATAAAACAAACTAGCATGGAAGCCGTTTACAAAAAAATAGTTGACACGTTTAACGATCACCCGGAGGTATTTACCGACAGGAAATTACCTGTAATGAGGCAAATTGATATTTACTTAGGCCAGCCGGATGACCCCGAAAACTTTGAGGTGTTTTGCCCTGCCATGTTTATCGACTGGCAGATTAACCCGGGCGCCAATAGCGAACCCGATAAACTCATAATTGAACTCCATATCATTCAGGAGCCAGGCACACCAACCGATAACTTTACGCCAACCCTGGATAATGGCCTTGAATATATGCGGTTGCTGAATGCTGCTAAATACCTAATTAATAAACTTAAAACTGACGAAACAACCCCGTTTGTATACGCTGGCGAGCGCCCAAGGGTAACTCCTTTTTTCAAATATCATGTAATAAGTTATAGTTGCAACATCGATCAGTACAAGGATAGCATTCACCGGCCAGTTATGGGTACCGGCACCTTGGAGAAAATTAAAATTGATCCGGGATTGTTACAACAAAAAAAACCGGAGGTGGTAAGCGCTCCGGATATTGATATTTTTAAAGGATAAAGCTATTTTTACTTTCAATTTTTCTGGGTACCAGCAATACAAAAAGCGTTGGTGAAAGTTATTTCTCCCGGGAAGTTAATAGTATTAAGAATTAGTTTTATGTGAATAACTCATCAATACCTAATTCCTTTACAGGATAATGACTAGTTATATAAGCAAACTTCATTTTATTTAGTTCATTAAAAATTTTTTCAATTTCATCAGGAAATTTGTGATATATTTCACCAGTATTTTTTTGAACAATTGTATATACTGAATTTTCAATCAGTTTAGACATTCCAATTTCAAAATGCTTAATTATTGGGTCATTCAAAAATTGAATTTGAAGCTTTTCAATCTCTTCAGGCGTTATTATTCTGTTTGATTCCATATTAAAAAAGTTTCATTTGTGTAGGTTCCATGCATTTCTGACGGAGTTCCTTTTTTGCATTTCTTGCAAGATAATTGTAATAAGTGCCCCTACTAATCCTGTATGTTGGGTTTATTACGTTTTTAAAGAGCCATTCCTGAGTTACTCCCTTGTTGGTGTGCTCCAGGGTTAAATCCTGGATGTCAATCATGAGTGTTAATTTATTTTTGTTGTTGTAGGCCATCGGCAAACGTTTTTTTTTTTATACTTTTACCAGTGCGAAGTGGTAAAGGGTTCTAGGCGTTTGCTTGGAGCCTTTTTTATTTATCCTTAGTAATACTCAGTGTTTTACCGCATGTTTTGCATTTGATTGTTTCGAACTCTCCATGGTAGCAGCTTCCTTTTTTAGTTTCGGTTTGCAGGTGTGGGCACTCATCCTGTATAATTTCGCGTGCCAGTTCATTGATAATAATATCCAACCGCGTAAAATTAAACTTTTTACGGATATTTTTTAAATCATTTAAAAGGTTTTTATTTGCCATTTAATTAAAATTTAAAAATTCATTTTCCATTCTTGAAATTTTATCCACTGCCAGTTTATATAATTGATCCTCCTCAATTGGAAATAAGCTATTCCATTCTTCTTTGGCAATTCTCAATTTATTTTTCAATGATGTTAGTTTTGCCTTTTTTGCTCTTTTTTTATTTTCTATTATTTGCTCTAACTGAATTCCTTTGGCATTTTCATGCCCCCAAATGGTATCTATATAATATTTTGGGTATTTAACTTGAGCAAGTGCAGCTCTGTATTTAAAATACCAGTCATATTTTAAACGTAATTCCCAACGTAACTCACGCCACTCAATAAGTTCAACGAGTTCACCATTACCATGCTTTGTAAACACTTTAATGATATAGTAGTGTACAACGTCAGAAACACATTGCCCTTGTTCCATTATTTTACTTTCTCCTGGTTAAAATCCTTAATAACTGCCGCGGCTTCGTAACTGTATAGGTTGTTAACCGAAGTTGTACGGTATTTACTTGCAATGCAAACAATATCTTCAACTATGCGGCCCATATTGGTTGCGTATTCTTTTATTTTCTTTATCTGGGCTTCTGTGGCCTTTCGTGGTTGTTTCATAGTTTTATTTTTAGCGATATTCGTCATCAAATTCATCATTTAACATCTCATAGCAATGATCACATACATAATAATGTCCATTGTAGTTATGCATTGCTCTTTTATGTTTACATCTTTGACAAGTACCGTAATTAGGTAGTTTTATTAATCTTATAAGATATGATAAACGCCAATTTTCAGGCATTTTTAAGATAATTCCGATTGTTGGAAAGGGAAGGAAATAAATCCAGTTTTTCTTTTTGTCGTAGAATATGCCTATCCATAGGTCATACCACTTAAATAAAAATTGTACTTTCATGGTTATACTTTTTTAATCATTAAAATTTCAATCCAGCCCCAATTATGATCCTTACAGTATGCTATGCAAAGGTCTCTATCATCGAACGCCCTGAACCTTTCACCTTCACTATTTGATGCCAGGTAGATATATATTTTATAAGTTTCCATTATGCTGCTTTTTCTAAGTTAGACTTACCTTTACATTTTCCGGCATGGCTGCGTTTGCTTGCTTCACTTTTGAATGCTTCGCCACAACTTTCGCAAACACATGCTGCTTCAATTTGCTGCCTGTACTTTCTTAGTTGCTGCAATTCATTATCCTTTCGCTCCAATTCTGATGCAATAGCGTTTAATCTTACATTCGATTGCTGCAAATTTGCTTCGTTCTGCTGTAAGGTTGCAGTAATTTGCATCAGTTCATTTTCCTTTTGCTTCAAACTTGCATCAGATTGCAGCAACCTTTTTGTTAGTTGTTGCATTTCTACTGCAAGGGTGTCCAGGCGTTTATTCCTTTCCCTTAGTTGGCTGTTTTCCCAGCTCTTTTCTGCCCGCATACAGGCAAAATAGTAAATGGATATGGTAAACATAAATGAGTAGATAATAGCCGCCGCAAATAGCCCGTATTGACCATTTTTCCAGTATACATCCAGTGGGTAGTAAATAAGGGATAATACAAAAATGCACATGGCGTAAACCAGTGCAAAGGTCTGCTGTCCCTTATTAACCAGTACAATTATGGATACTTCAATTATCAATACCACCAGAATGCTATGCCACCAGTTCATTTCGTAGGTTGGAAACAAAAGCCGCGACATGGAATGGTGAACAAAAGCCAAATGTTCTACATTATTCAGCATAACCAGCACAATAACCATTACCACGAAGTTCTCAGTATTGAGTTTACTTATTTTTTCTATCAGTTTTTTAAACATAATTTGTCTTTAAAAAGTTTGAGTGTCTGCACGGTGCCCTTAATTTTACCTTCGGAATAACCAACTATGTACCCGATAATACCAAGGGTAATGGACACAAGTGAAATAATGATGAGGTCTGTCATGGGGTTAATCGAATTTATAGAACATGTTGCAGAAATCGGCGCCAAATTCGGGTGCCTCATCGGGAAATTTACCTGGTGTGAATTTATGTTCGGCTTCTTTGTTGTATCGAAAACACAAGTAATTCATAGAACATTCAAAGTTTGAACACAACTTCATGTTTAATTCTCTTCCACAGGTATGGGGTACACTCATCCTTGTTTTTATGCCAAATTTTTCGTTATGGCATGCCTGGCATAAAGCTTTTCTATTCATCTGTATATCTTTTATGTTTAAGGTATCGTTCAGGGTATATCATTTCGTGGTTATGCGTCTGGCATGCGAACTTGTAAGGCTTAATTTTAGCAATGGCCATAACATGTTCGTCAAATGGTAGTTTATTCCATTCTGCCTGAGCTCTTACTTTGCCCTTTTTATAGCCGTACTCTTCCCAAAACCGATCGAAGGTTATTTCGGTAACCTCTTCAAGTTTGCCAAGGTTATTGCCCAGCAAATTGGGCATTTTGTCAATGTGCAGAGGGAAGTTGCCAGGGTAGTACAGTGTTTCAATCTGAATTTGTGTAAGGTTCGCATTATTCTCAAACTTCATTAAACGCCCTGATTCGTCGAACCCTAACCGAATGGAACCGGACATGTTTTTGTGTGTAAAAATGTAGTCTCTCATGTTAAGCAGATTTAATTAAAGAAAAAACTTTGTCGTATTTGATATAAAAAGCCTTATCGCTTTGCAGGAGTATATTGGCTTTATTTCTTGCAGCCTGAGCGGTTGAATGATCTCTATTGATCGTTGTTGCAATTTCTTCCCATTGTTTATTATAGATTTCACGGGCAATCTTTGAATAAATTTTGCGAGCATCAGCAATGTTTCTATTTTTGGTATCCTGCCTTATCATTTCTGATGTGATTCCGATGGCTTTTTCGATATATATTAACAAAGCATCGTCCTGGGTGAGAGAGAGAATTAAGTTTCCACTTATTTCGATTAAATAGAACACTTTTAAACCTAAATTAAATGCAATATAATGTTCAATAGTAGCCTCTTTTGATTCCTTCCAATTGGGTAACATTGCAATAGCATTACATTGCATAAGTTCCGTGATATCAACCTTCATTGCATCAATCCATGCTACACCTGAATTATTCAAGTCTATCGGATTCACACAATCATATCCTGCATTTTGCAAAAACTCTTTAGCCTTTTGAAAGTTTTTTTTATCAATTTCAGGTTCTAAACCTGTCATTTTTCCTGATATATATACAACCATATAGATAATTTTTATGAAAATATTTGACGTCCGGCAGAGAAAGCCTCACAAATAAGGGCATTGCTTTTAGCTTCATTGGCGTTGCAAGGGCTTTTTGCAAAGCGGTAGAGTTTAAATACCTGTTCAAAAGAGTTAACATCGTGTTTATCGCGAACAAGTATAAGGAGAGATTCTGCGATTTCAGGAGCTGGCAAATTTTCAGTTTTGAGCCAGTCCCATCCAACTTTTAATGATAATTCTGAATAGATTGACATAGTTATAGTTTTTAATGTTTACCAAGTGTTTGAAGCCAATCACTAACATCTTTTTCCATGGGGGTCATTTCTTTAACCCATTCAAATTCGTGGAAAAGTAACTTTACTGGCTCATCAATGCCCATTATCCATATGCCCCTTTCGGGTGCTGGGTTATTTTTAGGGCGCTCAATTACCTCATGTATAGTACCTACCTCTAAATGTTTAAGGTATTTTTCACCAAGTGGCGGATGAATTACAATTATTATTTTCATAAGCTGAAGTTTAAGTGAATTAATTGTTCCTGCTCAGGACTCGAACCTGTGTGTTTTCCGATCAGGTGGAAAAAACCGGGCGGGCATCCCTGCAAACCCGGTGAGTAGCGTTGATCCAAACATATTTATGCTTTTACAAAGAAGGTTTCTTCCTGTTTAACTTCGATACCAACTTTTGCGAAATACTTATTTATAGTTTTGTTATCCCTGTCAGCTATAAGCTTATCCTTTGCGGGCTCTTCAACTATGCGCACATAATTGGGTAAGTACTTTTTGAGGTTTTTGGTAATCATTTCAATTGTAAAACCCTCAACATATTCCAGTTTTGGAGTACCTTTTCTGAACCCTATTGCACCGGAAGCCATGTTAAAGGTTTTCTTTTTTGCAAATAGCTCGCTTTTCTTATCCTTTGCGAACATTTCCAGTTTTTGAAATGCAAGTTTCTTCTGAGATTCAATGACCAATAATTTAGTTTCATATTTTTTACGAACCTTGGCAACCTCCTCTTCCATCTCAGCATTAAGCTTTATCAACTGAGTGTTGGCAGTTGAATAATCAGTCATAATTTTTTGAGAATCTTTTAAGGTAACTTTCTCTTCAACTTTTTTCTTTTCTCTTGTTGTGAACATTTTATTACTTTTTAAATGGTTAAACTATTTAAGGCTAAATCTCTCTTCTATGGTTTCCTTCAGGTCGGATAGTGTTTTAATTTTATCCTGGTAGTGAAAGAACATTTCAATATCACCCCTGTCTTTTCTGGGTTTGCAATACCTTTGTTGTTTAAACTTAAGCATTGCCATTTCAGAAAGGATCATGATCCTGATATCCTTTGCGGCTTTCTTCCGAATCCAGTTAAACAGTATCATGCTCAACGGTATAAAGTTTCAGTACTCCCTCATTTACGCGCAATAACATACCTTCGCCTTTGCAGCGTTCGCAGGGTTTATTAAGAATCAGTTTTTTGCCCCGGCAGGTACCGCATATTACTGTTTGCGTGGTTTTGTAGGGCTTAGTAATTACAGGTTCGCTCATAATAGTTTAGTTTTGAGATGATAAATAATTGATTTCGTCAGCTTTAACCATCTGTGTAGTTTGTACAGTCTTAGCTTTTTTGCTGAATTCGTAGTAAATATCACGCAAGCGCGATACCGGAATACTGTTAAATTTTTCCAGTTGAGCAGCCCGACAGGCAATACCTTTAATTACATCGGCACTATCCGTCTTATTAATAGCTCTTAGCCATGCACCTATGGAAGCCATTACACGCTTACGCCATTGTTCAGGTTCGCGGTTTATAGCGTCAATAAGTTCGCTAAGTTGTTTTTCGTTTAAATCGCGGGAGCTTTCCACGCCAAAGGATGCAACCATTAGGTCTTTAGCCTCTTTTTTAATGCCCGCAATAGAGCATATGGTGTGGAATTTCTTGAGTAGGAGCGATTGTTTGTCTGTGGTTTTCATATCTGTTATAGGTTAAAATCTCGCGTTACACAATTTGAGGGTAAAGTATCTCTATTTATATCTAGTTTCTTGAGCAAAGAATCTTTGAAATACACCTTTTTTTCATAAGCATAACACAACATTCTTAGACAGTTTGATGTAAAAGTATGCAGCTTATTAAAGGAATATTTTTTCCCACTTTGCAGGCCAATTTTATAAAAATCACAGAATTCAATAGTTTTAATAATCATATCATAACTCGAATCCAAATCAATAATAGGCTCAATGCTTGCCCACGTTTTAAACCCTGCGTCATGTAGTTTTTTCATTGCTTCAATACGTTCTGCGTTAGTTGCGGCCCCTGGTTCAAGTTCGTCATGACCTGTGAGGGTGAAGCCATAAGCTACATTATTAGGCAAAAATCCAATATCTTTAATTTCTGATAACCACCATGTTTGTTTTGTTAGTATTTTAACTGGAATATTATGAGTTTCACAATGTAGAATAGCCCTATAATTCAAATCGATAGTTTGATGTAAGCACGGATCACTTACAAAATTGAAAAATAATCCATGTTTTTGTAGTTCATCTCTATTTTGCATTGCTTCTTTTTTAAAGATATGTAATGCATTATCTTCATCGATTAACGATTTTTTTAATGTTGAGACATCACGCCCCACAACCTTTGCACTTCTCCCATGCCTGTTATAGCAATAATCACATTTTGCACTACATCCATTGTAGAAATTTGCAGCCCAGTAACTATATTCGCCAGCCTTGCCGGATGGATTATAAATGGCCTTACCATGAAATATTTTACTCATAATATATCCCCCCAATATTCCTTAGCACCTTCGTACCAAATTGTATAATAAAGTGACTTATCGCCCCCGTAGCGGGATTCTATTTTAGCGCGGTAACCTTCTACCCTTATTTTAACATTCGAGTGGTAACGTACCTTATTAGCAGTATGGCCCTCGGGCAATTTGCCCTTAGCGTGGCTTACGAAAATGAAAAGCTTTTTAGGCCACCGGTCAATAAACTCTTTTGCTGTTTTCTTAGTTAAATCGGTATATTGGATGGAGTCTATTATTATGATATCGGGGCCTTTCCTTTTTCCAAGTCTAATTTCAAGGTCTTCCAAACTTTCCTTGTGTAGTACCTGAAACCGGCTGCCACATTCTGTCATGCCATGGTCAATACAGGCAATCTTTAAACTTTGGCTGTAACCTTCCTCTATCGAATCTACTACCACGCGGCCAAACCTTGTTAAATACTTGCACAATTGCAGCATAAGAGAGGTTTTACCGTTTACACTCTCACCCCATATAATCCAGCAACCACTCATTTCAGGCTTGCCAAAAAGTTTAAGAAATTCGCCATCGAAATCCATTACTTTAAACCGCATGTTAAGTAACTCCTGTGCGGAAAGTGAGCGTTTTTGTCTCATGATTCGTTGTCTTTTATGAAATCTTCGACTTCCTCTTCTATTTCCTTACCTCTTGCATTGAGCGTTCCAAATAAATCTTGGAGAGTGTCAGCATAGTCTATTAAACCACATGCAAAACTTGCTTCCCATTTTCCGTTTCTTTTTTCAATCTCAATCATGCTGCGGCGTTTTTAAGTTTTTGTATTTCAATATAAAGACGGGAGAGTGAACCTCCGGTTTTGGCATACAGTTCCTGAACATTATCAAAACCGTTGGCTTTTGCTACGAGTGCAATCTGCTTGCGGGCAAATTTGTCCATGTCTGCTTTTCCATCAGGCGTCACTTTCTGGAAGCGCTCTCCATAGCGGCGAAACAATTCTGCATATCCTACTTTTTTACGTCCAAGGTTGCTTTCAATTTTTGCTTTAAGTCCATCGGCGCCCATCATGTACCAGGCACAGCAAAACTCGGTAGCATTCCAAAGCGCTTTCAGTTCCAAAAAAGCAGCGTAATCCAAATCACCAGCCTCATCAACTATAACCAGCGCACCTGGTATTGAACGGATATAATAAACAAGATCGTCATAAACTTCGTGGTAGCGTCCGGTATAAGTGATACCAAACTCCTTTGCAATAGCGCGGATAAGTTTTTGTTTGCTCTTAACCTGGCTACAATCAATATAAACTGCATTGCTATGCTCACGTACGTACGCTCGGGCGGCGAATGTTTTACCAATTCCGGCCAAATCGCAAAGTATAAAACTCATTGATTTGTCTTGACATTGCGTTAATTGTGTGGTAATAAATTCGTATACCGGAGTTTTGGCGGCAACCAGTGCATTATTGTTACCGAACTGTACATCTAACCTACGTGCAAGGCTTATCCATTTACTATCGGATAGCACGTTTTCAATGTCACCTTTTTGGATGCGGGATAACTGAGCATTATTGATACCAAGTACAATCGAAAATTTGGCGTCGCTGGTGTAATTAACTTTGCGCTGTTTAATAGCGTCCAAAATTCTGCGTTTAAATTCAAGTGTAATCATAATGTTGTAGTTTAGTGAATGATATATTTAAAAATCTAATGCTTTGTTTACATAGTCATCGTCATCGAATTCCCAATCGCTTTTGTTTTCGGTAATTTCAAGCGGGGCGGTTACCAGTACTGGCTCAATTTTCTTGTAATCCATGTTGTTTTCGATAATCACAACCTTAGCCACTTTGGCCTGAATACCTTCTTTAACTTCTTTGCGGTGGTGTGCCTGACGTTTGGCCTGTTCTATCCTAATTTCTTCATCGCGTTCGGTACGTTCGGCAAGTGCCTCGTTATAATTATCGTATTTTGTTGCACGGCAAAGGAATTTGTCATCCTGGTATAAATAGACCTCAGGGATATCGCCGTTTTCAGTTGGCATCCAAAATGCAGTTACATCCTTATTATTTGGTTTGAGTCTCGCTAAAATATTTGTGGTTTCGATAGCGTAATCAGCGTATTGTACACGAACATAATCGTTATTGCGAATACTCGTTATTGTGGGAATTCCAATATATTTATATAAAATGCGTTTCTGTGGTTTGGGATAATCAGGGTTTTGATTTTCCATGAGAACCTGCCAACGAGTTTTGCCCTTAATTTTACTGTGAGGTGCGTGGTTATGTGATGCAATAGAATGTTTATCATCAGCTATTAATTGGGCCTGTGAAAGCTTTTCAATTTTATCCGTATTAATATTGTAAGCATCCAGTTTATTGCTCCATCGGCCAATATTGTTCTGTTCCTTTTTTTCTGTCCCATATTTTTTGCTTCTGATTGCATGTTCCGCACGTTTTTCACGTGAATTTTCAGGTAAACAGAAATGAACGAAAGCAAACATTGCTTCTAATTTATCTTTAATACT